TCACTTCTCAAGAAAAACGTATGCTTGTAAATCTTCTTGATTCCCTTATCTCACAAGTTGTCAGCGATGATCAAGTCTATCGTAAAGTTAGACAGAATGTTCATAATGTATCCGAAGCTAAGATGGATACCTATTCCAAATTTGATCCAAGATATAAGGCTGGTTGGCCAACTGATAAAGAAATGCCATCAGTTCTTATCTTAAAAAGAAAAGCTATTAGAGTGTACCCAGATAATCAAAAAGTTGCTTTGTATTACTCACAGGCCTTAGACAAGTATGTAACAATTCCATATAATGATATACAGATGGGTTTGAACGAAGCTAAGAAAGATGATGATAATAAAAAGAAGTACTATATAAAACCAAAAAAAGCAAAAAGAAACAAGAATATACCTAAAGATGGCAGTGTATCTGACACTAAAGATTTGATACAAGGTAAAGGTCAATATAAATCCAAATTATCAAGAGCTAACGAATTGAGAAGAGATGGTTTTAATATTGGTGGAATTCTTGGTATAATGATGCATGATGATGAAAGAAAAAAAAGAGCTACAACTTCATTAGCTAAAATAAAAGCTCACATGGATAAAACACGCAGTTCAGAACCAGTTAAGGAAACACCTGCTGCTTCAACTTCTGTTCCAAAATCAAAACCTGCAGCGTCTAAAGCTAAAGCAAAGACAGATAGCAGTTCTACAATTCGCAAGAAGAGTCCGGCGGCTACTAAAGCTGCGATGAATAAGATTTTAAAGAAAAATCCAAAGGCAACTTTTTCCAAAGGTGCAACAGATCAAGCTGGAATTGCAGAAGATTTTAAACATAATTTAAGTGTTATTAGAGAATCGAAGCAACTAAATGAGCAAGAGCAAGTAAATGAGATTTGGCCTTATCTTGCGGTTGCTGCTACAGGACTAAGAGCTGCCGCTGGCGCAGCTACCCGAGCACTTCCCGGTTTAACTGCAAGAGGGGCCGCCGCAAGAGGTGCAGCAGGTACAGCAGCTAGAGCAGGAAAAGGCGCAGCTGGTAAAGCAGGAAGAGGTGCCAGAGGTAAGTGGTTAAGAAGAGCAGGTCGTCTTGGGGCTCTTGGGGCACTCGCAGGATCATTGGGCGGTGGTTCAGGAAGTGGATCAAACGCATCTGATTTGCCAGCTTCACGAAATTATGACTTCAAGGCTAAACCAGGATTAAAAAACTCATTTGTAGATTATAAAGCGCCTTCAGATACCACTATTCGTCAGACAGACTACCAGTTAAACAAAAAAGCGCAAAAAGCTATGATGGGTGAATCCAACGTATTGCATACAATCAAGTCAATTGTAGAAAACGATATATCGGAACAAACTATTCGATTCAACGAAAATGAAATTACTATAAATAACACAGTAGCTAAAAAATTATTAAACGTGTACGAATCAGTCAACAAAACCAATAAAAAGAAAATGGAACAGATGTTGAATGAAAGTGCTACATCTTTCAATAAAGTTTTAACATTCGCAGTAAGGCAGTAAGATGGCAAATTTAATCCGAGAACAAAAAATTATTGATAGCAATAAGAGAGCTTTGATCAAGTATGTCATTGTTTCCGATGGCTCACAAAGTTCTAATACATTACTGATCAACGTATCAACATTAGCATTTGCTTTGAATGCTAATGGATACATTATGCAGTCTGGTGTTCATCCTAAAACAAAGTATAATACCACTATTAAGCGTATCAATGGTCAAGTAGCAGCAGCTAATGCTAAGATAAAGTTACAGTGGCAAGGTGCTGCTAACTCCGAGATTGTCACATTTGGCGCAGGATCATTCGATTATGATTTCCAAAGTATGGGTGATGGAGCAACAATTCCAAATCCAGAGACAAGTTCAAACGGTCACATACTCATATCAACAGCAAACTTAGGTGCTGGTGAATTGGTAACGATCTTTATTGATTTGAAGAAGAACGGTGAAGATTACGATCAAGGCCAAACAGCAGATCCATATGCATTCAACAGAAGACCTCTATAATGAAAAACATCGTTCAGCTAATTAGAGAACACAAGTTTACAGAAATAGGAGAACAGATCGATAATTCTGTTCCATTAATTATGGAAAAGAAACTTTTGGAATTAAAAAAAGCTGTTGCTGCTAAGATGTGTGAACAGATGAAATCTGCTTCTCAAAAAATTAGAGGAGAGCTTACGGAAGATGAAATTGAAGAATCAATTGATCCTACAGAAATACACAATGGTCCAGCACCAAAAGGACAGAGAGTTAATCGCGATGATAAAGGTGATAAGCAACCACCTAACACTACAGTTGTTCCAAAAAACAATCTAAAAGAAGAAGAAGAACTAGACGAAGCCCGCATTAATCTTATTAGAGCTAGAATTCGCGGTGGTAAAATTCAACGTCGTAAGAGAGTATCAAATGTTCCTGGAATGACTCTACGTGGTGGAACATTAAAGCGCATGTCTGCTGCTGAACGCCGTCGTAGAAAGATGGGTGCCCGTAAAGGTAAGATGAAGCGCAGAGCAAAGCTTTCCAGATCATTAATGAAGCGTAAGCGTTCATTACAAAAAAGAAAATCATTAGGACTATAAAGATGAAACTCATTAAAGAAGAAGTTTTAAACGTTCAGTATCTTGTAGAAGAAGATGGTAAAGGTGGTAAAACCCACTCTATTCAAGGCATCTTTATGCAGGCTGAAAAACAAAATAGAAATGGTCGTGTGTATCCGCGTCATGTTCTTAGTAAAGAAGTTGAAAGATACAATCAAAATTATGTAACAAAAAATCGTGCTTTCGGAGAACTTGGGCATCCAGATTCTCCAACGATTAACTTAGATCGTGTATCACACATGATCACAAGCTTAAAACCAGATGGTAATAACTTTATTGGTAAAGCAAAAATCTTAGATACTCCAAATGGAAGAATTGTGAAAAGTTTATTAGATGGTGGAGCAAGTCTAGGTGTGTCAACAAGAGGCGTAGGGTCTCTTAAGCCAGCCAACGGCTTTCAACTTGTTCAGGACGATTTTCATTTGGCTACAGCGGCCGATATCGTTGCTGATCCCTCAGCTCCAGACGCATTTGTCCAAGGTATAATGGAAAATGCAGAATGGATTTTAACTAATGAAGGTTGGAAAGCAATGCATCAAGATCGTGCTAGAAGAATGCTAAAAGAAGCTTCTAGTGCCGATATTGAAGGAGTTGCTTTGAAAATCTTTGAAAACTACATCTCAAAACTTTAAATAATATAAATAAAAGAAATAAAGGAGTAATCTAATATGGCAAAGTCATTAACTGAAGCAGCAAGAGCTGTCCTTATGCAGGAAGAAACAGCACTAGCAGCTACATTAAAGCCAGGCTCAAAGTCAGTAGACCCAGCACAAACACTTGGTTCTGCTACTAAGCTTGCGGATCCAGTAATTCAACCAAACGGCACTGATGGTTCAAATCTTGGTGCTGCGGCTGCTGCTGGCATTAAAACAGATACATCTGTCAAGAAAGCAACAAAGCCTGAACCAATGAAGAAGAAGGCAGAGGTTATGGAAGAAGATGTTGAAGAAGTTGCAGAAGAGAATCAGGAAGAAATCAACGAAGAAGATGATGTTGAACTTTCCGAAGAACTAGAATCATTCATCGATCAGTGCCTTGAAGAAGGTATGGACGAAGATCAAATTGCTGAAGCAATCGAAGAAAACTTTGAATTCGTAACTGAAGAATCAGAAGAAGATGTAATGGAAAATTACGAAGTAGACATGTCCGAGCATGTTGACGCTCTTCTAGCTGGTGAAGAACTCTCAGAAGAATTCCGTGAAAAAGCTACAGCTATTTTTGAAGCCGCTGTTAAGCAGAAGGTTGCAGAAGAAATTGCAGTAATTGAAGAAGCATTTGCTGCTACTCTTGAAGAAGAAGTTGGTCGCATTGAAGAAGAACTTTCAACAAATGTTGATGACTACCTTAACTACGTTGTCGAACAGTGGACAGCAGAAAACGAAGTTGCTATTGAAGCAAGTCTTCGTTCCGAACTAACCGAAGAATTTATCTCTGGTCTCCGTAACCTATTCGTTGAACACTACATCGATATTCCTGAAGAAGCAGTATCAGTTGTAGAAGAAATGGGTAACAAGGTTGCTGAACTAGAAGAAAAACTAAATGAGGAAATTGAGCGTAGTGTTACTCTAAGCAAGATGCTCAATGAATCGCAGTCTAATGAAATTTTACTTAATGCTTGTGATGGATTGACAGATACACAAGCAGAGAAGTTAAAATCTCTTGCTGAAGGAATTGAGTACGCTGATGCTAATGAATATGCTCAGAAAGTTTCTATTCTTAAGGAAAACTATTTCTCAACATCAGTTAAGTCTGGTAATGTTCTAGATGCTGCCGAATCATCAACAGATGGTAGAGGTATGATCTCTGAAGAACTAAACGGACCAATGGCCGCATATGTTAGATCACTTGGCAAAACACAGCTAAGATAAAGAAATTATAAATATTAATAAAGTAAGACTTTAAAGGAGAATACTAAAATGTATCTTACAGAACAATTAGAACAGAAGTGGGCACCGGTGCTTGACCACGCCGGCGCAAATCCAATTAAGGATTCATACCGTCGTGCAGTTACAGCACTTGTCCTTGAGAACCAGGAAAAGGCAATGGCTGAAGAAGGCCGTATGCTTAACGAATCTGCACCAACCAACTACACTGCAGGTGGTTTTAGCGGTTCATCTGCTGCTGCTGGTCCAGTTGCAGGTTACGATCCAATCCTAATCAGTTTGGTTCGTCGCGCTCTTCCAAACCTAATGGCTTATGACATTGCAGGCGTTCAGCCAATGACAGGTCCAACAGGACTAATCTTCGCAATGCGCTCACGCCGTGGCACAAATCGTGGCACAAACGAAACATTCTTTGATGAAGTTCTAACAAGCTTCACATCATCTAATGCAGCTGGCGGTATGGCTGGTACAGTTGCTCATACTGGTTCAAACCCAGTTTCTAACACAGCTAACAATGATGCTTATACCACTGGTAAGGGTATGACAACATCACAGGCTGAAGCTCTTGGTGATTCAGGAGACAACGTTTTTGCTGAAATGAACTTCTCCATTGAAAAGGTAACTGTTACAGCACGTTCACGCGCTCTAAAGGCAGAATACACAATGGAACTTGCTCAGGATCTTAAGGCTGTTCACGGTCTAGACGCTGAGACAGAACTTGCAAACATTCTTTCAACAGAAATTCTTGCTGAAATCAACCGTGAAGTTGTAAGAACTGTTTACCGTTCAGCCGTTGTTGGCGCTCAGTACGGTGTAACAACCGCTGGTACATTCGACCTCGACACAGACTCAAATGGCCGTTGGTCAGTTGAAAAGTTCAAGGGTCTTGTATTCCAGATTGAACGTGAATGCAATGCAATTGCTAAGGGTACAAGACGTGGTAAGGGTAATATTCTTATCGTTTCTTCTGATATTGCTTCAGCTCTTTCTATGGCAGGTGTTCTTGATTACACACCTGCTCTTAATGTTAACCTAACAGTTGACGATACTGGCAATACTTTTGCTGGCACAATGCACGGTCGCATTAAGGTATACATCGATCCATACTTCGGTGGTTCATCAAACGGTGACGAGCTTGTAACAGTTGGTTATAAGGGTACTTCACCTTATGACGCTGGTCTATTCTACTGCCCATACGTTCCTCTCCAGATGGTTCGCGCTATCGGTCAGGATACCTTCCAGCCAAAGATCGGCTTCAAGACACGTTACGGAATGGTAGCTAACCCATTTGCTAAGGGTCTAACTCAGCTTTCAGACCTTTCTGACTCAATCACAGATACAGTACGCTCTAACCAGTACTACCGTATCTTCCGCGTTCGCAATCTTACCTAATAATAAGAAGAGACGCAGTAACAACTTGGGCGGTGGCAACACCGCCCTTTTTGTTTATATAAATATACCAGAGGTACCAAATGACAACAGAATCATTCATTACTAGAACTCCAGAGAATACTAGTTTGCTTCAAGCAACTAAGTATACATTTACTGTACCTAATCTTCCATTTGCCAAATACTTTTGTCAGTCTGTTGTTATGCCAGGCGTATCTACTGGTGCTATACCTGTTTCAAGCCCATTCTCTGACATATATCGTCATGGTATAAAACTTACATATGAAGAGCTTAGAATCACATTCATCGTTGATGAAGACTTAAGATCGTGGCAAGAAACATATAACTGGCTAAGAGGTATAGCTCGTCCAACAAAACATGAAGAATACATTAAGCATTTTGATTCGAAAGCATCTTTATATTATGATGGTATTTTAACAATCAACACAAATTCCAACTTGCCTAATGTTCGCTTCAAGTTCAAAGACTGTCATCCTGTTACTCTTAGTGGTATAACATTCAATACGGCCGATTCAGCCGAAAACACTATCACAGCCGATCTTGGCATTAGATATGATTATTTTGATATTGAGCGTCTTTAACACTTGACTTTTACCTAAAAACATAGTATAGTAATATACATTTTTTGTGATGGAGAAGCTATGAAGCCGCCAGTGAATATAGAATTGCTCATGGAAGAATGGGTATTC